TCGTACTGATATTTGTAACCAGAGTCCATTGTTGCGTAAGAAGTTGATGTATTTACAGAGTTACTTGCTGCAGTTCTGTAAGAAACCAAAGAAGCAAACTCACTTGTTTTTGTAACAGGTGTCAAACTAGAACCATCGTCTTTAGCAGCAGAGATAAACACAACACAATCTTTTCTTGTTTCTGCGATTGCAATAACGTATTTTGCAACAACTGATTCAACTTCACCAACAGCGATTAAGCCAACATCAATTTCTTCTGTATTGCTAAATTTGTCATATGCTAACTGTAAACCAGATTTAATAGCTGCATCATGCGCTTTAGAAGATGTTGTAAATCCATCAACACCTTTACCATTTGTCATAATTGCAATAGCACCAGTTGCTTCTGTTACATTATAACCCATCACTGCTGTATATGGACGCTTTAGTGTAATAAACACTGTATTAGCACCCATACCACCTGTTGCAACATTAACGGAGAATGCTGCAGCTGAAGATGTGTTTTGATATGTTACAGAAACGATATCATCAATGTCACGTAAATTCCAAATATATTCAGAAGAACGATTGATAACAGTTTTGTAGTAATTGTTTGTTCCATCTGATAAAACTGAGTCAGCAGCTTTAGATACGTTCTCAAATTTTTCAAGAACTGTACCTTGAACGCCAGTAAATTGACCAAGACGATCAACAACAACGATGTGCATTTCGTCTTTGGCAGCCGACAAACCTTGAGAGGTAGCATATGCAGATGTTCCTGGAGCAGCAACAAAACTATCAGCATATTCCCATTCAAAAACAATCGATACGATAGCTGAAGCGATTCCTGGGTTGCTTGTTAATGTTGCAGCAGAAGCAGATGTGATAGAAGCGATTGCTGAAGTTCCTAGCAATGTTCCAGTACCACCAGCTGCGCTATAAAACTTTACAACAGATCCAACTGTTGCTTGTGTAGTGATTGCGCCACCAGTAATTGATAATGCTGTGCTAGTTTGTGCGCCAGCAATAGTTCCAGTAGCAACTGTACGGAATGAATCTGCATCGCAAACAGAAACTTTAAGTGTATTGCCAAGTGATCCTGGATATTTTGCAACCCATGTTGAGTTTGGCGAAGATGCAGTTGAGTAGTTTGCGACGTAATCATCGGCGCTCTTAATTACAATTGCTGTAACGTCTTCTGACTGAGCATTTTTAGAATCAGAAGTTCCACCTGTTGTTGGAAGAGCACGAACAACGACCATGTTGTTTGAGTATCCCAAAAAGTTAGATGCAGTAAAGAATGAACGAGCGATAAAGTCGTTCACACCTACTGGTTTTCCGAATGTGGTTGCTAGATCTGCTTCACTGGCTAGTGTTGTTGGTAGCTCGGCTGGTCCCCAACGGAAAAACCCAGCAGTAGCACCAATGGAAGCAGCAATCTGAGGAATTACTAAAGAGAGATCTTTCTCTACAACTGCAACTCCTGGAGAAACTTGAAATGGCATGGCTATATCTCCTTGATACGATTATTAGTAGTTGTTATACAACTTTTTTGTTTCATCTATTTTATTTAGTTTTTTAGGATTTTTAGAAGTGTTGGTGTTCGTTTTCAGGAATTCCATCTTCAATAAATCCAAATGGTGTAAGTTCTTCTTCAATTGCCAGCATTTGCTTTTCGTACATCTCTTTTCTTAAATCGATGGCTTTATTGTGCATATCTTTGAAGTATGTATTGGTTGTCAACCAACCAAACAGAACTAATGGCATAACGAGGTCATCATGATATCCTTGGTCTGCAGCAAAAGAACCTCTAGACTCAATGAATGTAGTTATCTCAGAGATAGTATCAATATCGTTGACTATGAGTTTTTTCTCCTCAACCATGGCTTTAAAATTTTGACATCCAATACGTTTTACACGCTTATCGGTATTCACGCCAAATTGAACTTTACCTCCACCAAAACCACCAGAAACTACTTGTCCTGCTGTAGTTCTATTCACAAAAATGATGTTTTCATACATCAATTCATCATGTAAAATATAAGCTACTTGTTCGCTTATGTTAATTTCAATCAAAACAAAGGCATCATTATAGTCTCTTGCTACCTTATGTATCACATTTGGGTACAATATTGGACTCATTTTGTTATTTCTGTATTTACCCACCATTTTATATGGCGCTTCTGTCATATCAATAATAACAAACGCAGAATAATCATTCTCGACACCCTTCGCTACGTCTGCAATAAGAACATATTGATGATTTTTCTGAGGGAATGCGGTAAGATCTAGACCATCTTTTGAGTATATATAAGCATCGGGCGACATTTGCGCAATAGTATCTGCGTTGACAAGTGTAAGACTAGAACCCAAAAACTTACATAAGACTTCTTGATTATATTTCAATTCTCCAAGTTGCCTTCTTTGCTCTTCTGCCCACTTATCATCACGACCTGGAATTCTCCAATATGGAATAAACATAGAAACAAAATCATTACGCTTATTTTCAGCATCGTTCCAAAATTTCCAGAAGTGATTGTAACCAAGTGGTGTCGATGTAATCAAAATCTTAGTGGTTGTACCAGCAGAAATTGTTGGATAGACCGATGTGAAGAATGCTTCTGCAATAGTGTTGGGAATAATCGCTGCTTCGTCAATGTATAATAAATTTACTGACTTAGAACGAATACCTGCTGCAGTTGTAGCAGCAGTAAACACTTTGGAACCATTCTCCAGTTCAATGTCGCCTTTGTTCCATGTCGTAACACCTTGTTGCATCCAAAGTGGTAAATTTTCATACATGGTTTGGTATCTAGATAATATTTCTCTTGCAGTTGATGCTTTGTTTGCTAGAATAGCCACGTTTTTGTTTTGTTGAAACAATGTATACCAAAGAATATATGCTGCTGATGTTGTGGTTTTACCTTGCTGTCGACCTTCCATCAAAATAACTTTGCGATTGTCGTGTATTAATTTTATTTTTTCTTTTTGGCAATCGTATAATTTAAACATCTGAAGACCATGATCTAGTGTAACAATATAACAATAATTGTCAATAAAATACACTGGATCTTGAGAACATTTGATATATTCCTTAATATCCTCTTGTGTGAATGGTATGTCTACACCAGCTGCTTTGAGGTTCGCATTCGCATTATAATTTCTTGTCATTAAAAATTAAAATCCCACTCTTCAGTTATTGGTATCGGAGAAGTTCCTACTGCAGTATTTGATGGATCTACTGATGCGGTATATCTTCCAGTAACACCTGAAACAGTCGAACCATCAACATCTTTTTGCTCTTTGTTAATGTTTGCTGTTACTGTTCTTATCAGATTAGTTTCATTTATTGGTCCAAACATTTGTGTCTTCATTGTAAAAGTAAGTGTGTATAGAACAACTCGTTTAATTTCAAACTGCCCATCATAATCATCTTGTAATGTGACACTATTCAATATAGTTGGAACATCAAAACTATAACCCATTTGCGGATTAATATTTACTGTTAAATTGTAAGCTGGTGTGAAGAATGGTAGAATTTGCTCAACAATTTGAAGAGCATCCTCTTGCGTTTTGGATATAATATACATAGTTATACCCAAATTGTATGGAACAGGAACAAATTGTGTTCTTCTCTTTTGATCGTTTTCTGTATCTTCAACAACCAATTGATTTAAAGAATTTAATTTTCTAGTTGTATCGTATTGGAAATCAGTAATCTCAAATGTCATCCTTGGTAAAACAATTTCAACTGGACGATCTAATGTTGGATCATTTTGCGAACGCTGTAACCATTTTTCTTTTGGACCATACGTCATTGGAACTTTTACTAATTGATTTGGTGTTCCATCACTATTATCACGTTTGATGTAGACTTGATTGAACAATTTACCAAACACAATAATACTATTTCTTACTGTGGCATGATAGAAGTGTGAGTGATTAAGCATTCTTTACCTCGCCGAATGGATTTGTTTCATCAAAATCAACAAGACCAGTTCCTTCAGAATCGTATCTATCATTGTCTGATATGTCTGTTGCTGGATCGCCCTCTGTTTCTAGTTCATATTCTTCATCAGTTTGTTCGCCTTCAATAAATTCTCCATCCTCAGCACGAATCATATCAGTGTCATAAGAGAATGTTTCTTCAATGTTGTCGATTTCTGGTATTCCTGTATCCAGTTTTTCACTAGCATATTGGAATGTTTCAATGCGCAACTTAAACACATACAGTTTTCCAAGTTGATAAAATGGATCTTCGTGTTCTACGAAACGAATCTCAAATAATTTCTTTGTTAGGGGAAAGTAGATTAAATCGCCTTCTGCTGGACGAGAAGGAATTCTTGTTACACCATGTCTGCCGATTAATTGTTCCCATCTACGACGTGCAACAACAAGAGTTGCAGACTTTTCTATTTCTATGCCAAATTTTTGTAGAAATGTTCCTTGACCTTGAAAATCATCAACGTCTTCAAAATACATTTCTATGTCATAAGCTGCCTCAAATTTAGATAAAACGTCTTCTCCAAGAACTAAGTCTTGTTTTACTAGAACTCTTGGGATATAATATACATCTTGACCATAAATCTGCAATGATTCAACAATTATGTCTTCAAGAAGATACTGCTCGCTTTTAGTTCCTTGAGTGAAATATACATTTTTTGGCATTTCATCCCATCATAAAATCTGGTGGTAAAGAGAAAGTGTTTTGTGCTTGTTCTTCTAATTCTTTTATTTCGTCCATAGCCTCTTGGTACAGCTTATCGCCATCTAAAGTGACACCACCTGGAAGTTGAAGACCTGAAAACTTTTTAATGTTCGCAGCCCACTGTCTTTTAATAAGAGCAGTAGCATACTTTTTTAACCACATATCGTTCCAAACATCTGACCATGTTGTTGGATCCATAGCACGATAACAGTCAACAATAATGTATTGACCAGCATTTATTTCCTGTGTCCAATTCATATCAATGTATAAACGATTTTGATGTTTATTAAATCTTAATGGCTTTGCTCCATTCAACAACATATCTAATAAAGCAATATAATCTCGAACAGTGTTAT